CCCCTTGAGGCTTAAACCTAGTGTAATAATATACAACAAGATGGAGGAGCCGATCCCAGGTCCTCCCAGAAGCGTCCTTGACGCGCTTCTGGGAACCAAGATCAAAGATCAAAAACTTTACACACGCGCATTCACCCATAAATCCGCACTTAAGCGCTTTGAGAATCTCGGGTCCTCGTATGAGACGCTCGAATTTATGGGTGATTCCGTTCTAGGTTTCGTCGTGACCAAGTTCCTGTTTGACAAGCATGAAAAAGAGCAGGAGGGGTTCCTGACAAAGGCCCGTACGAAGATGGTCCGTGGCACGACGCTCGCCACCATAGCCAAGACGCTTGAATTTGACAAGTGGATCATCATGGACGAAAAGGGCATGCGCAACGGGTGGAACACCAATCCTAAGATTCTCGAGGACGTATTCGAGGCTTTCATAGGTGCCGTGTATCTGGACCTCGGGATGGTCCATGCCAAACGATTCATCATCGAGTCGTTTGAAAAGGTTGAGACGAACCTCACGGACGACAATTATAAGGATCAACTCATGAGGTGGTGCCAGGCGGAAAAGCTCGCCCTTCCCGACTATCGGGTCGACGCTCACCGGGACGGCACATTCATGGTGACGGTCATCGTGGATGGGCAGGAACTAGGTTGTGGGTTCGCGAGTACCAAGAAGCAGGCTGAGCAGAACGCAGCACAACTACTACTTAAGACGGACCGGCGTTTCAAAACGAATGGATCCCAAAGTGGTCGAATTACTGGGGCGAACGTATGCGGACCAGCGCAGCCCCGAGTGGCTGGCGCTCCGCGAGACCATGCTGACGGCCAGTGACGTGGCGAGTGCGCTCGGTCACAATCGCTATGAACGGCCGGATGATCTGCTCCGTAAAAAGGTGCTGAAGACGGCCTGGGCGGGCAATGCCGCCACGGCTCATGGCACCCTCTTGGAACCAGTGGCGCGCGACCTTTATGACGAGCGCTGTGGTAAAAAGTCCCACGAGATTGGGCTCGTGCAGCACCCCAAGTACCCGTTCCTCGGGGGGTCGGCTGACGGCGTCACGGAGGATGGGATCCTCTTGGAGATCAAGTGCCCACTGACGCGCAAGATCGAGGACAAGGTGCCCAAGCACTATCTGCCACAGATCCAGCTCTTGCTCGAAATTCTCGATTTTGAAAATTGTGATTTCGTGCAGTATCGGCCCGCCGGCAAGGCTTACGTGCCGACCAAGGGGCCCTATAACGAGCACGGGCTCCCGCCGGTCCACGCGGAGGTGGACCAGCCCGAGATTTTCATGGTGACGCGGGTCACACGTGACCGCGAGTGGTTCGCCAAGCACCTGGAAACAATGCAAAAGTTTTGGGATGGGGTCCTACGGGCGCGAGAAAATGGGTTGTGTGAAGTACAGTGGGACGTGGCGGCCGTTCCAAAATGTCAAGTAGTACTAGATGGAGCGCAAGACCGCCCCGAGCCCGGGTTGGAAGTGCCCGCACCGCCCCAAGTTTCTGACGTGCAAGGAGTGCACGGGGAATTTCTGTGCCAGGTGTATTCAGCTCGAGACGCATTATTGCCCCGGGCTGGATAAACGTGCCCTTTTTGAAAAGGAAAATTTAGCAAAAAAGCTCATCAAGGTGGTGGCTCCACGCGTCGCATCCATCTAACGGCCCCTACGCGAGTAAATGATACCGGCCACTATGAGGATCAGCAAGACGAGCCACAGATCCCACGTCTTGGCTCTTGGCTCCTGGAACGCGTACTCGGCACGCGAGCCACGAGACAAATCAGGACGGTTCCACGTCACGACGCCGTTATCAAACTCGTACTTGCGGGCGGGGAAGCCGTTGAATGGCGCAGGGAGACTCGCCGACTCTTTAAGATACATAGGACCCGAGCGCATCAAATGGACTGGGTTGAAGTCCTTGAGCGCAGGGTTGGCGTCGGTGTACACGGTCGGACGCTCGTCAATCTCTACGGTGTAGGTGCCGTCGCTCTTCCACTTGGAGCCGTCCGTAGGCACGCCATACGTACCGGACCACGTGTACGGGTTAAATTTATTTATGGCCAAGTCATCATTAATCATCCAAGCCGTCGCCATTAACATACGCCGACATTTTTCTCTTTGTACACCTTGTGCTGGACCTTTTCCCGGTGGACCGACCACATCTGGTCCAGATCTACATTGAGCATTGACGCGAGTTGAAATAAATAACTGAACACGTCACCCATCTCCGTCACCACGTCCGTCCCCTTGTCCTTCTTGAGCCCAGACTTGCGATAGGCCCGGTGATACTGCCTGATGGCCGAGGCGAGCTCCCCCACCTCCTCCGTGAAGAGTAGCCATACGGTACTCACGGGAGCCTTGTCCCATCCCTTGTGTTTACACATCAACATCGTCTCATCGCGATACTGGTTCATCTTATTCATAGAGCTCACGATCTGTTTAAGCGGCCCAGAGCGTGTCTGTAACGCCACACGAGCAGGACACCCGTGCCCAGAATCACCGCCTCGATACCCGTCTTCCAGTTTTCTATCGAGTCCGGACTGGCGCCCCGCGACCTGAGAGCGCCAGCCACCACTGTATTGCTGAACAGACGCACAAGCCGATCGATGGCGAAGAATATGAAAAAACCGATAAGGATGTCATCGAGTGGTCTCATTTACTAGGAGTCTAGAACTTTATGGAGCTCCGCGGAGGAGGTTCACTACGTGAACCGTGCTTAGGACCCAATCTTAAAGTTGTAGGGGAGCTTCATGCCGTAGGTGCTCGTGTTGCGAGGAGGCGCCAGCGGCACTGGGTTGCTTGCAATATCACGCAGGTAGACCATGTGCTGAAGGACGCCCGTCGTGATGGTCGCCGTGGCCTCGCGGACGACGACGGCGTTCATGCGGTCGATCTGACCGCGCACGTCCGTGAACGGGTCCACGGCCATATTCACGTAGACGCGCTTCATCAGAGCCTGGAGATCCGCGTCATTTTGCGTGTCTATCGCGTAGCCTGTCCGGGCCTTGATCTCAGCCTGCATGGACCGCTGCAAAAGTCCACGGTTAAATTCAGAAAAGAAAGCGTCGGTCAACGGGCTGGGCTGCAGCTTCGTCGCCATTGTCTACTAGGGACCTGGATAAAAAAATAAGACGCGTAAACTTCAATGAAGGTCATCAAGAGGAACGGTGATGAGGTGCCCATGCTGTTCGACAAGGTGACGGCCCGTCTCCGCAAGCTGTGCGAGGCCGGCCCCCACGGGCCCAAGCTCGACGTCCAGCCGGACCGGGTCGCCCAGAAGGTCTTTTCGAACATGTATGACGGAATCAACACGAGCGCCGTGGACTCTTTGAGCGCCGACGTGGCGATAGACCTGATGACCGAAAACCCCGATTACGAGACTCTCGCGACCCGCGTGGCCGTTAGCGACTTGCACAAGACCAGCCCCCTTTGCTTTTCGACCTGTGCCCTCGCTCTGCACGCCAAAGGCTACGTGAGTGATCAGTTCATAAAGTGCGTGCTCCTCGACTTGGACGCCGAGATTGACCACTCGCGCGACTATACCTTTGGATACTTTGGCCTCCGGACCCTACAGAAGGGTTACCTGTTTCCGGGCGAGACCCCCCAGTACATGCTGATGCGAGTGGCGCTCGGCATCCACGGTGACGACTATCCACGTGTTCGCGAAACCTACCAGCTCATGTCCCAAAAGTTCTTCACACACGCAACGCCGACCCTCTTCAACGCCGGCACCCCCAATCCCCAGATGTCCAGCTGTTTCCTGGTGGCCATGAAGGAGGATAGCGTCGAGGGCATCTTCGAGACGCTCAAGGAGTGCGCCCACATCTCCAAGTGGTCGGGCGGCATAGGCGTCCACTGCTCGAACATCCGGGCCAATGGCTCTGAAATCGTAGGAACCAAGGGCAAGTCGGACGGCATCATCCCCATGCTGCGCGTCTTCAACAACACGGCCCGATACATCAACCAGGGTGGTGGGAAGCGCAAGGGATCCTTCGCCTTCTACCTCGAGCCCTGGCACGCCGACGTCCTAGAGTTTCTGGATCTGCGCCTGAACCAGGGTGACGAGGAGGCTCGGTGCCGCGACCTGTTCACGGCCCTCTGGATCCCTGACCTGTTCATGCAGAAGGTCGAGGCTGACGATGACTGGCACCTGATGTGCCCAAACGAGTGCCCGGGCCTCCCGGACGTCTACGGCGAGGAGTTTAACGAGCTGTATCGTATGTACGTGGCCCAGGGCCGGTTCAAGCGCGTCGTCAAGGCCCGGACCGTATGGGACTCGATCTTGCGGTCCCAAATCGAGACCGGGACGCCCTACATGTGTTACAAGGACAGCGTCAACGCCAAGTCGAACCAGAAGAATATCGGCGTCGTCAAGTCGAGCAACCTTTGTACAGAGATTGTCGAGGTATCGGGACCTGACGAGACGGCCGTGTGTAACCTGGCTTCGATCTGTCTGCCGACGTTTGTGAAGAAACCCGCATCCGTCGGGACCCATCCTTTGGTATTTGATTTTGACGAGCTCCAATACGTGACGCGAGTCGTGACCCGTAACCTGAACCGCGTCATAGACCGGAACTACTATCCTACCGATGCGGCCCGCAAGTCGAACATGCGTCACCGGCCCATCGCCATCGGCGTACAGGGCCTGGCGGACGTCTTCATGATGATGGGATGGGCCTTTGACAGTCAAGAGGCTCGCTACTGGAACGAGTACATTTTCCAACGAATCTACTACGCGGCCCTACAAGAATCGTGTCAGCTCGCCAAGGAGGAGGGGCCATACGAGACGTTTGCCGGGTCGCCCGCCTCGCACGGTATTCTACAGTTTGACATGTGGGGAGTCAAGCCGGACTTCAATATTGAGATTCTCAGGGAGGACATCAAGACGCACGGCCTCCGCAACTCCCTGCTTGTGGCGCCCATGCCCACCGCAAGCACCGCTCAGATCATGGGCAACAACGAGGCGTTCGAGCCTTACACGACCAACATCTACCTGCGCCGTACGCTCGCCGGTGAGTTTGTGATGATCAACAAGCACTTGGTTCGGGACCTGCAAAAGCTGGGGCTCTGGTCGAAGGATCTCAAGAATGGCATCATCGCGGCGAACGGGTCGGTCCAGCACATCGAGGGCCTGCCCGACCAGCTCAAGGCGGTGTACCGGACAGCCTGGGAGATTCCGCAAAAGTCCATCATCGACATGGCGGCTGATCGCGGCGCCTACATCGACCAGTCGCAGTCTATGAACATCTTCATGGAGAATCCGACGATGGCAAAGTTGAGCTCGATGCACATGTACGGGTGGCGCAAAGGGCTCAAGACGGGTATGTACTATCTACGGACCCGTGCCAAGGCCCAACCCATCAAGTTTACGCTCGATCCCGAGGCGGTCAAGGCGGCGACCCTCGCGTGCTCGCGTGAAAACCCCGAGGCGTGTATGATGTGTTCAGGCTGAGGCTGAAAAATACCCCATATATATACAAAGGATGACCCTTAGGGAGTCCCTAAGGGCCCGGGTCGCACACGCCACCGCCCGGCACGTGCCCACTCTGGTTCCCGCGGGGGGCCCACCGGCCACCCCGGCGCGTTGGGAATCTTGGATCAGAAAACTTGTTGAAAATTTTTATAAAAAGTTTTGGTTTTACCATCCGGTCAAGTGCGCACAGGGGGTGTTCGCCCGACGGCCCGTCCGGACCGGGTCTCTCGAGACGTACAAGTGCCCGGGTGGGACTAAGCAGCAATTCAGACGGTTCCTAGACCCCGAAAATTTCTTTAAGTTTGGGTACGGCCGAGGGGGTGAGTTTGCACAGGGGCTCTTGACGATCCTCAAGCACAAGGGGGTCCGGGCCCGCTTGCTGCTCGGGTACTGGCACGGTGCCGACGCCCTGTGGGTCGAGGCGTGGCACCCGTGGAAACGCACGTGGATACCGCTCGACCCGGCCCACCCTCATGGGTACGGGCGGAAGTTTCCCAAAAAACGCATGACAGTGGTGGCCCTCGAAAATGCCCGAGGTAACTTTGTCAACCGGACAAAGTTTTACGAGTGCAAAAATAAACACTGCCTCGACTAAGGGGTCATGGAACCCTTGGGGCCCTACCTGGTCACCAAGGTCCTCTCGCGGGCGGACCTGCCCATCGACACCCGGCTCGACCTCGGTCTTGCTCCTAAAAAACTAAATTTTAAAAACTTTTCTAGAAACGAGTTGGTCTACGACAACGCGACTCAGACCCTATGGGACTTTCGACCCTTGCCCGAGTTTTACATGAAAAGAAAAAATTTAAAATTTTCTTGTTTCAGAAGTCCGGGGCAGTTGCATGTATTCAACATGGGGTGGGAACCCTACGACATGACTATATACGGGGCCTTCCGGTTCGGGCCGCGTACACTAAGCAACCACCTCGTGATTCGGGGCGAAATAAAGTTCGTAAATTAATTTATGTGGATCTCCAAGGTCCTTTACGTGGCTGATCTGAGCATAGACACGAGGCGGGAACTGGGGCTCGGGCCCAAGCGTCTCCCCTCGTGGCGCTCTGCTCACATCGGCTGGCTGCTGCAAAGTCATGACGGACTTTTTTATGACCGCGCGACGCAGTCGCTCCACAACTTTGTGGTTCCAGGGGCGCATATAATTCGTAGACCCGTGGACATCAGCCTAGTTGACGATGGTCTGACTATATTCAACCTGAGGCAGGATGAGTACGCTCTCGAGATGTACGGGCCCATGGGCGACTACACGTTCACACCGGGTGTGAGGGCCACATGGGCGACTGAATTACGAGTTGTACACCTTGAACCGACCTCGGCGAACGAAGTTCGGTGAACGCGCATTTGCAGCCTTGGTCAACGCGTTGGCCACCGAGACTGCTTTGGCCGCCTGAGCCTTGTGATAATTGGCAATCTTCCGGGCCGTTTCAGCCGCCTCACGTTTGGCCTGCATCACGGCAACCACGCGGCTTTCAGCCTTCTTTTCGTTTTCCACGAGCCGCGCGAGGGCCCGCCGCGCTGAATTTTTGGCGGTCGCTTTATACAGGCGATTCACGGACGCCACCATCTGTGCAAAGCTCATATTTCCCAAGGGTTGTTCACGTCCGTTCGGCATATGTACTTAAAAAATGCAGACAAAATAATTTAAAGAATGCCCAAGTGGAATGAGGTCTGTATCGACGACATAGAGATCGAAACAGGGACGGGGAGGGCGCGTCCCAAGTTTACGCTGGCGGGGCTGGGCCCTCTCAAGTTCCAGTTGCCTAGGGGCCTGTGTCAGTGGGGCGTGAACACCGAGTACAAGTCTTTTCAGGTGAGTATTCCAGACGAAGATTTCGTGAACTGGTACGAAATTCTCGAGAAGAAGTTGTGTTCGGACGTGCCCTTTAGCTCTAACCTCAAAGCGGGCACGCTCCGCCTCAAGGTGGACGATGGCACCCTATTTTTCAGGGCGGATGGGACGCTCGTGGCCGACGGGGCCGAGCGTATGAAAGGTGCGGACGTCTCGTGTATTATGGAAATTCCCGGATCTTATCACTTTAACGACAAGTATGGTCTGACGTGTCGCGCGACGCAGGTGCGTATATGGGCAGAGGGGGAATCCTCCGCACCACACACGGGCTCCTACGGGTCTTCACCCGTGGTCATCCCGCGGCGCGCTCTCCTGGACGACTGATTTTACTTCATGAGCTCCTTGGCCTTCTCGTACAGGGGCGTGCCCTTGGAGACGAGAACCATCTCACCCTTCTTTATCTTCAGCTCCTTCTTGGCCTTGCCGACCGCGACGATCCACGGGTTCTTCTTCTCACCCGCGGACTTGGCCCGGCTGACAATCTCACCCGTCTTGGGGTTCTTCTTGAGGTCCTTCTTGACGAGGCCACCCGTGGTGTGGTGGGCGGTGCCGTTCATAACCTGGGCGCGGGAACCGATGGTCTGGTCGTGCATTTAATAAAAGGACTATATTTTTTTATTGTGACTGATGAGCGGCTTGGACAATAGGTCATGCCACTTTTTCGAGTATGCGAGAGACTTGCCGTGGCTGCCGCTCTTCGGGCCGTGACTGAGGCGCTCGCGCATCTGAGCCTTCTGGGCCTTGATGATGGCTGCCCGGCGGCGCGCGTATGAAGCCGCGAGTTCACGCAGGGCGCGTGCGTGTTTCAGGCGGAGTTGGTGGATGGTCATTTACGTTTGGGTGATTTTTTAATGGGGGGACGGACGAGACTATTAAAGAGGGCCGCGAGGTAGATTTGGCGCCGGAGCCCATTCGCACGCGTCATCGCGGCGGTCCGGGTCCTTATGGCGGCGTTCCCTGCATTCATGGCGCGCTTGCGACGTATGGATCCTGGACTGGTCATCTTTGTATTACACCGCGAATATCTTGCGGACAGCGCGGACCGTCACCCCATTCTTAGGGGCGGTGGGCAGCTGTGACCGCAAGCGATCATCCTGCAGCACCTCCGCGCAGACCGCCGACTTGTGCCCCTGCAGTTCGAGGATGGACTGCTCGATGCTCGGCAGCGTCTCCGACCCCTTGTAAATCAGCTTCTTCACGTGGACCTTCTGGAGCTGGCCGTTGCGGTGCGCGCGTGCAATCGCCTGCAGCTCCGTCGCGGGGTTCCAGGCGGGCGTGGTGATGTAGACCCTTGAAGCCTCCGCGAGGTTCAGACCCACCCCCCCC